AGTTGTCTTCGGTATGATTTTACCACACTGTGTGCGGATACAATTATAGTCATCATAGCCAACGAAAGAAAGAACTACAGAACCATCTTCTCGAATTCTTCTATGATAACATACAATATCATCATTATGGTATGTTGCCAAAGAGTTAAAGTCGCTCTTATTGAATGCCATAAACCCTCCTTATTTGTAGTCCTCTTCTATCTTGGGTTCTTCAAAAGTCATACATTTATGAACACACCATAAATGTATGACTTGAAGGAAGTAACCTATATCTACTATCCTACTACAACGTTCACCTGCATCAGGTAGTTCACTATACTTTTCACATAGTACATCCGACCTTACTAATCTAGGAATATATTTTAGCATCCTTTTAAATTTGACAGGAACATGTGTTTTTCCGAACTGACGGATTCTTTCACGCACATTATCTAACTCTTCAACTGATAGTGATGCTAATCCCATTATATCACCCTTCAATACAGAGTCGATTTCTTTTACCAACTCTCCATACCATATAGTATCGTTGTCATCAAACCTATCCATTACATTGAAAACACCCCACATCTTGTGCATCAAAGAATATACTCTATCTGTTACATCAAGCTTATCTGTAAGCTCTTCAAGAACTGAAGACAACTCTGATATTTTACTATTAAACAAATTTTTCATAAAATCTCGCTTTCTCCCCGTATAGTCGATAGGACATCTATTAAGTTACTTAATTACTTGGTACACAAAGATAATATAATATCGTTTTTTTTTGATATACGGATAAAAAGAAGACCCCTGCTTGAGGTCTTCCAATATTATGATTTATCGTTTTCAAACTCATCAAATATATTATCTATATACATTTCGAGAGTACCACCTTTTGATGCATATTGAGCTATAAGATATGTATCTATCAATTCCAATGATCTCATTATTGTACAAAACTGACTTATTTTTACAATATCTTCATCAGCAACGGTATTTATACCTAATATCGATAATATATGTGCTAGTACATATTTTGTACTGTTTCCAGCCATCATATTAATAAAAGCATCTGGTACTATATCGAAAATAGATTCGTTTATCGCTTCATCCAGTTCTGTTAATTCTTTGATATCTATATTATCTATAGTATCAAATAATTTAATAGAATCGATACTTATAAAATTGCTATGGAAATCTGATATATCACGTAATGACTTTTTTGAGTTAATATAATCAACCATCATTTGTATAATGAGATTATATTTTTTTATCCCATAGGGATTTTAATGATACTACCGATTTATACTCAGTATCAACATCTTTAAGCTTACGCTCGAGCTCATCTTTTTCTAATATAAGATTATTCTCAACTTCCTGAGAAGCAGTTATTTTGCTATACATATTCATTAATTTATCCATTTTTTTTAAGTCTCCTTATAAAAATAATAAAAAGAGGACTCCTCACTCGGAGTCCTCTAATTTATCACATGCTTTAAATATTGTTTCAATAGGCATACCTTCACAAATGAAATTATGCATATTGTAGACATCGATATGCTCAATAGCCAGCATCATTTTGGATACTGGTTCCAGTAATGAATAATCTATATACTTAAATATACAATTCATACTATTTATATCAAACTTCGATGTTTGCATTAACAGCTCATCATATAAGTTTGGTAAGATATCTGACGCCAATGAGACAACAGCTTCTGATATTTCTGTAATTTCACTTAGGCTATCACCGTAAATCCAGTCGTCTCCAAAACCTGAAATATCTATAATATTCCTATACTCAGAATGATATTTGATAACATCCTCAAACCTATAGTTTGACTCAGAAAACTCATAAACCATTTTTAATATCCTATGTAAAATATTACTAGGATTCTGTTTATTATTGTTAGATTTAACGGTAGAATTAACAAGTGCTTTTGCTTCATCAATTTTCTCATCCTTGAATAAATCATATACTTTTATCAAGGTATCATGTGCCCCATTCTTTACTGCCATGTCAGCCAATATAGTTTCTACATCTCTCATTTTTTTATTCCTTTCTATAAACGAATCATCACTTAAAGAATTTATGATTCTCTAAAAAGTACATCTACTATTGGTCTTTGTTTACCAAATAATTCATACTGAATTAAATATGTATCCAATATTTCAATACACCTCATTATCTCAGATATCCATCTCAATTGTGGATCATCAATATCTTTATGAATACTAGATATAGTCTCATATTCAAATACCGATGATGTGAAATGTAATTTCTCATATTTGTCGGGAATTATATTTTTCACTATATCGGTAATTATCATATTTGATTCTACTATTAAGTCATGATTATCGCCAAATACCCATTTAAGACCACCCTCTGCAATATTTAGTAACTCGATATATGAATTATGATATTGCATAACATCATCAAATTCTCGATTAGAGAAATATATGTTCCTCACCATTTTCAGGATTTTATATATTACTACATTGGAGTCCTTTCTCTTACAAGTAATTCTTAAAAGTGTCTTTAGATTGTCTTTTGCTTCATCAATTTTATCATCAGATAATAAGTTATATATTAACTCATAATTTTCAACTTCGTTATTTGTTTTTTCCAACTCTTCTAATACAGTTTCTATCTGTCTCATAAGATTACATGTCTCCTTTCCTATGAATATACTACTCTTCACATCTATTAAAATATGCTAAAATATTATATATTCTATTATAGATATTCATCACAATTTCGGCTTTATCCATATCAATATCATCAACCCCATGATTATTCTTGATAATTTTTACAGTTTCATCAAGACTATATTTAATCATATCATCTATATCAATACCATATGATTCTCGCAATGAAAATATATATTCACCTATCCCATACAGTAATGATGACAGATATACTTTATCTCTAAAATACAATTCGGATATTCCATGAGTATTATTGTTCATAAGCTTACTTAGTAACGATTTTGCATATTCATAATCTAAATCATCTATATCATTTCCAATAACCCAAAAACAAATTGCTATGACTGCATCATGTCCTGGATAAAGTTTATATGTTGAGTCTAACATGTTCGAATACATATCTAATGACTTTCTGTATTCAATCAATTCCTCATTCAATGATACAGATTCATTATTATTACTAGAAAGCTTCCGCTCTATATCTTTAATACTATGCTTAGTATAATTGATATAATCTTTACATGAGTCTATTATATCATCAATATTTGTTTCGATTTCTTCCATTACTGACAACTTAATCATTTCTTTCTTTCCTTTCCAATAATTACATCACCACCCATATCGACATACTTCGCCAATATATAACTTTCAAACATATCCAATGCACTAAGTATGGAATTTGTTGTACTTTTCTTTGAATCATTTTCATCATTCCACAGCATTGGATTAGTCATACTATAGATAGTATTATTTGGTTTTAATACTGCATATATAGATGGTATTTCAATAGTACTAAATTCAAATACTATTCTAAATACCCTTGACAACATTTTATCATCAGTTGTGTCTACGCGCTTATTTAATTGATACCTAAATAAATCTCTACAAACCTTATGTATTTTACCAATGTCAGATATACCTTTTTCTGAGTTAGAGAATTCTTTAACAGCTAATACTAAATCATATAATATCATAATATTGTATTTGCTTGATACATCATATTCTTCAAACGGTACACCTATATAATATTCTTTTAAAAAATCATCACATAGTTTGTTAAATTCTTCTAAATTCATATAATGTCCTCTAGATTAGCTTTAATATGATCTCTCCATATTGTGAGAGCTGCATACTTCTCATCATCGCTCATATCATCAAATGATTCATAACCATAACTGTTTGCCAATTCTTTAATAAATTCATCCATACCCATACCTTCTTTCTTATCATCAACAATATTATTCTTCTCCATAAATTTCCTCTTCTTTTCAATAAAATACTTCATAACTGCACCAGTTGCTTCTATCTGAGCATTGTAATCATCAAGTATTGCTTTTGTTGTTTCATTCATTTTTAAAATCTCCTTTATTAATTTAAACTATATTACGGTAACATCTTTAATGACTCATCATAGTAAGTGTAAAGTCTATTTGTAATAGATAGTATCTTACTAACGTTCTGAGCCTTTTCTAGATCAAGTTCCTCAACATTATTAAAGTTTTTAATCAATGTCATATCATTACTATCATCGTAAGAAACCTTATCAAAATCTTCTATAGTATTACTATACTCTCCAAGTACTGCTACGAAAGATTTTAAATAATATAAGTCACGATTATACATGTCAAGTATACCATACTCTGATACACTCAAAGTATTATTTAAGACGTATCTTTTTCCAGAATAAGCTACCATAATATCTGCATCAGCAGAATTCCAACTATTAATAGCACATAATATACCGCTAATAGCATCAATTCCTGGGTTATGTTTGTGAACCATTTCAATAGTTTTATCAATATTATCTATTGCATCATGACAAACCCTGTTCCTTTCACCTACACTATTGCTCAATACATTAGTATAGAACTTCTTAGAATCATCTAACGCATCTAATACCCATTCAGTATTACACGCCTCATCATATAACTCGTCCAAATCAAACATTTTTTAATCTCCTTTATTACATAAATATTATTAGGTTACATATAAATAGTAATCGATATAATCAATATATTAAAATTGATTATATCGATATACAATACATCATTTATTATTCAAGGTATCCAGTATATGGGATATTAATTTTCCATATACCATATTATCATATTGGAACTCTAATACAGATTTTCCATTATCGGTATCAAAAAATGCACATGTGTTATTGTATACTAATACAAGACTATTAATACCTTTATCATTTCTACTTGTATATACTACACCCGTTACATCATTATAAACAAACTTAAAGTAACTTACATCACCATTTGGTATTAATTTGATGATAGAACCAACCATTGAGAAGATATCAGCATCTGATTCTGCTATATATGGTTTAAATTTAACCAATTCACATACTGAGCTATATGTGATTGTAGCATAATGCTTAAATAACATACCATCATATACTTCAAAATTTAAGTGTTTAAAAATATCTTCACCAATAACTTCACTGACCATATATGTATAATCATCAGTTATTTCATACTTGGATGATAGATATGTAGTTAATATTCTTGCAGTTATTATTTGATGTATCAAATATTCGTCCTGGCTTCTATCTGTTTTAATATCACCAATATACAATACCATTTCATGTAACCCAATTAAAGATTTTAATATTGAATATTGAACTGTAGCAATATCGACTTTTCTTTCCTCTTTTTCTAAATCCTGTTTAAGATTTTTAATATCCTCAGTTGTTTCAGCAATAAAATTAGTTTTTTCACTTATACAGTTATAAACTGTAACTATATCATATTTCATATTATATCTCCCTTATTTATTATTTTACTATACAGTACTTTTGAGAATAAATAAATACTAGAGGAATTTTCTATGTTCCTCTAGTATTTAGTATTATTTACATATGTAAATCATCTAAGCTGTCATCTTCTAATCCATCATCATCTCCATCATTTCCATTCTTTGGATCTGGTTTGAGTTTTCTTTCTTTATTAATTAACGCAGCTTTATTTATCATTTCTTCAATATCATCAAAGTTTATCATTGGTAATTGCTCTCTAGCATACAATTTCTTGAATTCTCTCATTTCTGCATTTAAGCTATCAGGATTTTCTGCCTGACCTGGGTCTGGATATAATAATCCTGTTAAGAATTCAGCCATTGTATTAAACTGACTTATTAATTCTGCTTTAGCATTAGCAGTAGCTGACCTTGGTTGTGTAAGAGTAAAATTAAAGTTACTTATTTTCTCTTCACCTATATTAGTAGACCATTTCATTATCCTCTTATACATATCAGTGATAATAGGATTAAAGTCTAACTGATAATTTATAACTCTTGCATTAAACTTAGAGTTATTCTGTTCTACTGTCTTTGCATAATCTGCTTCATTAAGGTAGTTAAGAATAGCAGCTGGTACACCAGTACCTGTTATATATGCATTCTTTAACATCTCTAACAAGTCATTATTTAATTGAACATCTTGACCTGATAAGATTTCTGTTTCTATAGGTCTTTCACCACTTCTACCAGTAGGCATATAAACTGCATTACCATTACCTACTTTATTAATAAGAGTAGTATAAGAGAATAAATCAGAAATATTAATCTGTCTTGATTGTTGTAATCTTGCTATCTCTTGAACTCTATTTGCTAAGTTCTTATCTAATCCTGATTGCTTTATATAGTTAATCTTTTGGTCATTACTATACATAATAATACTCATAATCTTAAATAATAAAATCATTAAGTATAACTTAGCATAGAATAAAGATTTTTTAATCATAGATGTACCATTACCATCGATATCTTCATCTATTTTAAATCTTACTATATACTCAGCAGGAATAAATTGCATTTTTACTCTATTCTCGTTTAAGTTATAATAATTAAAGCAATCTACTATCGCTTCTTTAAACTTCAAGTTATTTTTTAAGAATGGTTTATTGAATTGCTGTACAACTCTTTCAGCTAAACTATCAATAATAGTTTGCTGTCTACTGTGTTCATTAAATCTACTGAAATAAAGAGAAGATGAAACAGCACCTGATAATGGTGTTATATCTTCATCTTGTACATAATAATATCCAAGTATAGTATTCATTATCTTAATAGGAATAATTTTAGTTGGCTCTATCATTTTAACATAACAATCACCAATATCATCAAATTCTCCTTTTTTAGATATCTTAACTCCACCATCAGTTTTATTATTCTTAATAACTTTTTTGAATAAAGTATTATCTTCAGTAACTACACTATTATGCTGATTATTAATATACTCAATAGACTCTAATCCTTCTTCTAAAAATGGAATAGGAATATCATCTGTTGATATAATAATATTCTCCATAATATTCTTTAAGTCTGATTTAAACTCATCTTTATTAATTCTATTATCAGAAGATTTCTTATCACTATATTTACCATTTTCTCTAATATGGTATTTATTATAGCAATCTTCTAAGAACATATCTAACTCAGTGAGTTTATTTTCTTTCTTAGTATCATTAAATCCTTCTAATACAGTAGACTCATTAAATCTTCTAAGAATTCCTGTATTAGTAACATTCCTTGTTTTTTGTTGTTGGAATTTATTGAATAATTCAGAATATGGAACTATATATACATAGTACTCTCCATACTCCAGAGTTTTTGGAATAATAAAGTTCTTAATCTTTTCTAAGAGTTGGAACTTATTCTCCATATTTTCTACTATAGAATTATAGTTGTCTATTTCATCATCATCTATATTTTCAAAAGTAATACTTCTATTCAATCTTCCTTCTACAGTATCAGCAGAGATGATAGCATCTCTTGTTATCATTATAGCTTCTGATAACTCTATTAACTGTGAAGATACTTCATGTAAATCTGCTTGTTGTAATAACCTATTTCTATATGCATCATAAATGAATGATTGCACAGAAGAATATTCATTACCAGTTAAATCATTGAACTGATTATTTAGTATATCTTCTCCAGCTCTATATTTATTATCCGCTGATACAACTTGACTTAGAAAAGAGGTAATATCATTACCTTCTTTTCCAGTAATACCAGTTAGTTCATTGGATAGGATAGATTGAAATTTATCATTAAGAGAATCTACATCAGAAGTTCTGTCTGTTCCATATAAAGATAGGTTTGCTTGACCTATTAAGTTATTTATATTAATTAACTGCTTTTTAAAGGAACGGTCAGAATCTATAGATGATAAACCCTCTACATCTAACTTACGATTTCTTCTAGCCATGTATTTCACCTTTCTTTCAAAGTGTATATTAAGCCTATGTTTTTGGAGGGTTTCTTTATACTAGTATATCAAAAAAAA